CCGCCTGCTGGCGCGTGGTTTCCTGCGCGCGGAACGCGTTATGCGCGCCGATCCGCTGCTCGTTCCACCACTGATAAAGCTGTTCGGCCTGACGCTGCGACAAGCCCAGCTCGTGCACCTTGGCGGTGAATGCCTGATGCAGGCTCTCGTCGAGGGTCAGGCCCTCGGGAAGTTGAGGCGCGGCGAATTTGTATTCTTCGGGCTTTTCCGGCCGGCCGAGCTTTTGCCAGAGGCGCGCCCACCCTTCGGCATCGTCGGGGCCAGGAATGACGACCATCGTTTCCGGGTCGCGGCCGATAAGCTTCGCCTGGTGGTAGGCTTTGAGCGCGAGGGTCGGGACATCTTTAATGTCCTTGAAATAGGCCTCGCCGCGGATGTTCTCGGGTACCTGCGCCAGGAACGCGGCGGTCGGGTCCTCGGGGGCCGCGGCTTGCGGCGCGGGTGCGTTCGGCGCGGGCGGCGCGCTGCTCGGGCCGGCGGCGGTAATCCCTTGCGCGCCGCTCATTTCGGTTTCCTTTTAGGCTCTGGGCGCTTCTCTACGCCACTCAGCTTGCCTTTGTTGATGGACGCGTAAAACACGCTCTTCCCCTTTTTGTCTCCGTATCTATTCCGCATCGCCGTCAGAATTGTGCGACCTTTCGGAGTTAGGGGCATTTCCAGGGCTCTGCGGATATTGCATCCTGATCTCGTCGCCTTCCCAGCTATACCAGATCGGATGGCGGCCGCCGATCCTCAGATTGAGCCACTCGCATTTATAGGCGAAGCGCTTCATCACCTCTTCGCGCGGCGGCCATTTGATTTCGGTCACGACTTCGCCAACCCCGGATATTTCCGTTCAACGGCGCGGCGCACCCGGGCGGCCACCGGCTTGCCGGCGCTGCGCGCCAACGCGTTGCGCGCATGCGCGCGATCCTCGATCGGGTAGCTGCCCGGGCCGGGGGCCTTCTCCGGGATCGCAAAATCGCGGCGTGGAATGGCTTTGCGCGCCTTTGCCGTTAGGATGCTCATGTCATCGTCTCCTGGCTCATTGCCTGCTCGCGGGCCTCGATCTCTTCCGCCGTCAGCTCTTGGCCGAGCTGCATCAGCTCGCCCTCAGACCATCGCAGCCGGTGCAGGATGTGCAGGGCCAGCGCGCGCTTGCCCTCGTTGTAGGCGGTCAGTTGCGCATCGCCTTCAACGACGCTCGTCGATAACAGGCCGCCGGCCGTCAACAGGTCGCGCAGCACGCGGCTGCCCTCGGGGCTATCAAAGACCGTCTGATAGGCATTGGCCAGCTCGATGCGGCGGTTGTATTGCGGAAACAGCCGGCGCAGCGCACCGCTGGCGAACCATTGGCGGCCGTTCATATCACCCGCACTCCCGGCGGAAGTTCATGGTTGCGCTCGAGGTCGACTAAGAACTGGCGATATTCCGGCGTGCCGATCAGCGGCCACTCGATCCACGCCGCCTCAAAATCGGGGCGGTGAGTCGTGCGCCAATAACGGCTATGCGGCTCGGGCAGCCTCGCCAGCTGTCGCGCGATCTCCTCGACCATCGCCTTGACCTGCGGCGTCAAGACGTCCGTCGCGGTCACCTCGGCCCGATGCAGGTCGCAGAAATGCAGCACCGTGCGCAGCCTGATCGGCTTCGGCATCGGCACGGTCCAGGGCATCGCGGGAATTTTCACAAACAGTCCGCGGGCCGGCGGAATTCTGCAGCCGCCATGATCGCATCGGGCCTGCGCATAGCGGGCCGCCACATAGACGCTGCCGAGCCGCGGGTCAAAACGGTGGCGGAATTGCGGGTCGCTCATGGGTTGTCAGGGATCTGGCGCGGTACCAGCCGCGCATGCCGGTCACAATAATCCTTGTCCTTGATCTTGGTGGTTGCGGTCGTCGCGCACACCACGCAAAGCGCGGGTGCGGCGGCCGCGATCTCGAGCAGGGCGCGGACATGTTCCTCGATCTCAGCGCGCCGGCAGATCGCGAGGATCGCTCGATCGTGTGCCTCTTCCTTGGTCACAGGCTATCCCCTATCCGGCCGCGCGCTGCTGCGCGACCTGCGCCAGGTTGACAAGCGCGGCGCCACCCTGATTGGCGGCGCCGGCGATCTGCTCGGCCGTCTGCGCTTCGTGCGCCTGCTGCTGCATCGCCGCCTGGCGCTGCCGGATCGCCGCCACCTGCTCGGGCGGAAGCATCACCGCAGCCGGCGCGTTCAGATCCTCGGCCGTCAGCCGCATGATCGCATCCGTGTCGATCGACATTGGCGCTGTCGGATCGATCTGGCGCAACTCGAGCTGCGTCTGCATCAGCCGCTGCACGGCGTCGAGTTGCGCGCCCTTCTGCGCGATCGCGATTGGCGATACGTACTCGGCATGCCAAGGCTGCCCGGCCAGTTCCTCGGGCGGCGCCGGAAACGGGCTGCCGGGGCCGAACCGGCGCGCGCGCGATTCGCGCCACAAGATCATGAAGGTGCGATTGATCAGCGGCTCCAGAAACTCCGCTGTCAGGCGCGACAGCATCGGCGACAACAGCCGCATGTCCGATTGCTGTTTCTGCACGTAGAACGTGGCGGTGACACCCTTGCCGGTCGAGGCCGGATCGCGCGGATCGACCGGCATCGCCAGATATTCCAGATAGAAGCCTCGGTTGATCTGCTGAATGAGCGCGTTCAACAGCTCGAGGCCGATCTCGATATTCCCCTTTGTCTCAATCGGCGCGATCCGATCGGTGGGTCTGGTCCCAGAACGGAAGTAATTGAGGCTGCCGGGGGTGGTCTTAATCGGCACGATGAAGCCGTCATCCGGCAATTGGAGCGGCGGATCGACGATTTTTTGCGCGCCCTTCCACAGCAGTTTGACGAATTCATTGAGCATCTGCACGTCCGGCAGCTGCAGCATTCCGGGGCCGCGTCCGTAGATTTCGCCCGCGGCCTTGGCGAAGCGCGGCACCAGGAAGGGAAATTCATGGTAGCCGCCAACGTCGATGACGGTGCGGTCTTCCTCGCTGACATACACGCTTTCGAACGGCATGTTGCGGCGGTCGCCGCGCTGCGTGTCGCGCCGTTGGCGCGGCTGCACCCGGTGCAGGTACCAGAATTTTTCGTCGTGCTTGCCGTCTGCAACCGCCTTCAGCGCTTTTTCGCCGGCGCGCTCGCCCCACTGGTCTACAGCCTGCTTGGCGGTGAACTGCCAGCGGCGCACCACCCGGTCAATCCGGTCTTCCTCGTTCTCCCAGCACACCAGCTCCCGCATGTGGCGCGTCGAGAACAGGATCGTGCGGCGCGGCGAGGGCAAGACCGGCATCGCCGCGGTGCCGATGGTCACAAGATCGAGATAAAGCTCGTAGCTTTGCGCGGCGAAATTGTGCGACGGCCCGTTGAAGTACCGATACATCGCCAGCGTCGCTTGATCGAACCAGCGCCGTACGCGCCAGTTGCGCGCGAGCCGATCGTCATCGGGGCTCAGCGCGAACCAGGGCAGATAAGGGCTGGTCAGGTAGGAATGCAGGCCGGAAGCGCACTGATCCACCGCCGTCAATGGTGCCGACGTAAAGATCCACTGCATGCGCTTCGCGCCCGGCGCGCGGTGCACGATGTAATCGGCGCGGTTGGGCAGTAGATAGTTGGCGATCCGCTGCCAGTGCGTCATCCATACGCCGCGATCGGCGTTTCCGCGCTCCCAGTCGCGGAGGATTTCTTGAGCTAGCTCGTCCGCCATCTCATGCGCCTAGCAATTGCCGCTTTGTGGTGGGTGGCGCGCCAAGGACGCCCAAGCCCGAGGTTAGGATCGTTGAAGCCTGCCCGGCGCCAGAGCCGGCGGCGGCGGCGGCCGTCTGTCCGGCCGCCTGCACGCTGGCGCTGGTCGGCGTCGGGGGCGTAGTCGGGGTCACGCTCGGCGTGGTCGGCGCGGGCACCTGCACGATTTCCGGTGCCGAGGGGCGAGAGAATAGCGCAGCCATCTTCCCATTCATCCCATAACAAGACGATCACGGCTCGCCAAAATCCGCCTCGTTGTCGATCGCCCAATCGTCCAGGGGCGTCGGGTTCGAATCCTTGAAGCGCGGCAATCCCCACGGAAAGAGTGCCACTCCGCGGCCCGGCGGCACGTCGCCGACAATCTGCGCGGTGGTCTGCGTCGGCTGCGCGGGCAGCTCCGCGGTGAATGTCGGAGTGGCTCCGGGTTGCGGCGTCGGCGGCGGCCAGGTCGGCGCGCCGAGTGTGTATTCCGGCGGGTTTCCGTCCGGGATCAGCGGCAACACCACTGCCAAGACCTGCGCGCAGGTCAGCGGCTGATAGCCGTTTTGCTGATAGGCGAGATGCAGCGCGGCGTCGATCTCGGCGGTCAGCACCACCCCCGGGGCGCATTGGGCAAAAATCGCAAGCAGGTCGTAATACGGGCTCGGCTGCGGCGAGCGCACCGCCGCGCTCCAGCTCTCTTGTGCGGCTCCTTGTTCCGCCATCGTGCCGATGCCCGCACCGGGCACCGCCCATCCGTCCGTGGCAAGACCGCTCTCCGCCTGTGTGAGCCCAAATCTGCCGGTCTCTCCGGGGCCGTCGGTCGCGGCCCCGCTCTCGGTGATCCCCACCGTGATGGTGATTGTCTCGGTGACCGCGTCAGTCGCCGAGCCGCTCTCGCTGATCGAGACCGTGATGCTGTTCGATTGGACCGTGTCGGCCGCCGCGCCGCTCTCGGCGACGCTGAGCGCCAACTGCGCCGTCTCGGTGACCGTGTCGGCCGCCGCGCCGCTCTCGGCGACGCTGACGGCGATCGGACCGCTCGCGGCCAGGAAATAGTGCGCGGCGCGCGGCGCGCCTGGGCGGTTGCTGGGCGCGATCCACTGGCCTTGCCCTTGGCCGGGGATCTGTGGCGCGTCGGCAGCCGCTCCGCTCTCGGCGACGCTGAGCGCCAACTGCACCGTCTCGGTGACCGTGTCGGCCGCCGCGCCGCTCTCGGCGACGTTGACGCTGATTCCTGTGGTGGTGACCGTGTCAGCGGCCGCGCCGGCCTCGCTGACGGTGAGCGCCAGCTGTGCCGTCTCGGTCAGCGTATCGGCGGCGGCCCCGCTCTCGACGATCGCCGCTACCGCCTGGGCGATAAAATACTGCGCCGCCCGAGGCGCACCAGGTCGATTGCCGGGGGCGATCCACGGCATCGGCTTAGCGGCGGCGGAAACCGGCCGCGGCGCGGGTCGCAACCCGCTTCGGGCAGGGCGAGGTCAGCGCAACCCCGGCCGGCGACCAACAACTCCAAAAGCTCGTCACGCCCGGCGGGTTCTGCACATTGGTGCCGCCGTAAGCGGTCGAGCTGGTGGTCGGGCTGCCCTGCGTTTGAAGATTGACCGGGGCGCCGTTGGCGGTCACGTCGTAGATCAGAAACTGATCGTAATTCGCGGTCGGGCCGCCCGAGCCGGTGCCGTTGTCTTCGTTTGAGATATAATTAGCCTGGCCCAGGCCGACATTGGCGCTGGCCGGGGCCGAGCTGCTCCAGGTCCATTTCTGGGTGTAGTCGGTGACCGAGAAATTCCATTGCTGGTTTGTCGCGCCGCAGGGTGTGGTGCAATTGAGGCTCATCTTGATGACGTCGCCGGGATAGGCGTTATAGGTGCCGTCCGACTGGCTCGAATGCGACGTGTTGAGGCTACCCGAGATTACCGTCCAGTTCGGGGTGGTGATGCAGCCGCTCCAGTTCGGGCAGCCCGAAGCAACATTGTTGGCAAACCACACCTGGGCCACTGTGTACTCCCCGGTGTCGCTGATCCCGACCCAGAGATCGTTGAATTGGCTCGACCCGCCATTGGCCGGCGCGAATTGCACCGCCGGCATGATGATCGTCATCGAGGCCGAGGTGCACGGATTGCACGCGGTCACCCGGTAGCCGTCCCAGTAAAGCCATGCGGCCTCGGCCGGCGCCGGGATCAGCGCGAGGTAGGTCATGATCAGCGCCGCCGCGAAGGCCAGCATCCACAACAGCAATAGCCACAGCGTGGCGATGGCCTCGAGGGCACGCACGCGGTCCATGGCGCGGCCGCGCGTCATTCTGGTTCCGCACATGACCAGCGGCGATAGCAGCAGCAGGCACAACGTGCCGGCAAGCTCGATGGCGCGCTCGCGGCTGGTCATTCCGACAGCCATTCCCATAGCGCCGCGAGGTGGCCCACGGTCATCCCCGCGAGTGCCGCGGTGTGCTTCATCCAGAGGCGCGGCGGCGCCAGGCTCACGAACCCGAACTGACACCGGCGCGCCACTGCCATTGCTTTCGCGGTCTCCCACATTTCAGTCAGGAATTCCTGTTCTTTGCCTTTCGCCGCGTTCTTTCTCTCCTCGATCGCGGCGAGTACTCGATCGATTTGAAAGAGCGTTTCGGCCGCGACGATGTTAATGAAATCTTCGTCGTCGTTATATTTTACATCGAAGTTTATAACAGGTCGGTCAAGAAGCGTAACGCCATCGCCGCCACCTGGATTGCTTCCTCTCGCATCCCG